CGCCATTTGATAAATTATTCCAAAAACTTCCAATGGTTTTAAACAAAAATCCATCAAGCCAAGCATCTTTTTTCTTATATCTCTTCCAAGATTGGCTGTCATCTTTTGAGTAACGCTCTAAATCAAAATATGGAGGACTGGTGAAAATCAAATCGAATTCTTCATCCAATTTGACGTCTTCTGCAGGAGAATTAATAAAAGATACATCCTTCTTATCGCTAACTAGACTCCGATATAACTCCGACTGCTGGCTATATACATCAAAAACAGACTTGTTAGGGTCGATTCCAACATATTTAGAAGTTTGATTAGAGGCATAAAAACCAGCAAGCCTGTCTCCCCATCCAGCAGAAAAATCTAAAACACGACCTTTGCCAGCAAAATTATCATATACATACTTTGCCACACTCGGTTTAAATTGAGAGGCTACATACTTTCTCACTCCAAGAGCCGTTCTAAAAATGCCGTTATTGACCTCTTTAACTTTCATACTCCATAAATATCCAAGCATGCTATTTAGAAACTTCTCACTATTCCATACTCTAAAGGGGGATGGGCTTATTATACTATCGCATCTAAACCGGTTTTCTTGCTGGAAAAAATTAGAAGACTGGCTGCCTATGTTGGAAGAATCTATGTATGATTTTAAAAAGGAATATTTGTAATCATACTTGCTGGCGAATTTGTTTTTGATAAGCAAAGTGGATGTATCTAGATTTTTTAATTGCAGAAAATCGTCAGATGCTTGTTGGGAAGATATTTTTTGATAAGGTAGCTCTAGCTTGTTGTCCAAAATCGCAGAAGAAAGCAGCTTTTTAATACGCTCTTTGTCCAGCTTGATGTTAAGAGCCGCCCACTCATCTTTGGTTATACAAATTTCACCGTGTTTTATTATGTTTTCCATTGTTCATACCATAGTTATGATGCGATAATGACTTTTCTTTTGGACTTTGATAGCTGCATACGTAACAACAAAACATAGACTCTCCTAAATGAACCATTTCGATTTAAATGAACTATACGTATATTATATAAGATTTCTGGCAAAGAAGTATAAAAAAAGTATAAAAAAGAGCCCCCCAATTGCTTGGAGGGACTCTTGAAAAGCCTTGATTTTATTGATTAAAGCGTGGTGTACTTAGCAACGCCCCGGGGATTTGCTACTGCGATACCAATGATTTCGTTGACGACCCAACCTAACTTCAATTGCTTTGGCTCGTCGGCCGGAAGAACTTCAATATCCTGGCGAATTGGCATTACACCTACGAATTCAGGGTCAGCTACTGCGTAGACTGTCTTGGTAGGAACAACTTTGGAAACGATGATTTCTGCGGTCCAAAGATGACCATACAAGCCGGTCTGGAGCAATTCACGCTGAGTTACTGGGTCGAAATCAGTGTTTGTGAATGTTCTGAAACCACTGAAGGTCTTGATGTTCATGAAGAGCTTAGCAGTTACTAAGTCCCACTTGTCAACTTCTGCGTACAAAGTAACCAAGTCGTTCTTAGCGATTGCTGTTGCTGTTCCAGTTACGCTTGAATTTTCGAGTGTTGAAGCAAAGTCCAATGCTGCGAAAATGTTTGCGTCTTCCTGTGCTTGTATTTCTTGTCTTGCGCGTTGTTGTGCACGGTCGATAACGTTGAAACGGCGTCTCTTTACTTCGTAGATTCTGACTGTTGGGTTAGAAACTACCTCGAACTCAGGAACTGAAATACGGTCACCCTTGATTCTGCTTTCTGGAGCTGCACCGTTTGAGCTGACAACGATAGCGGATACGTCAATATCCTTATCGTATACAGGTAATGCACCCTGAGGAAGTGGGTCTACACGGAGAGCCTTACGGCCTACTCCTTGATAGTCAAGGTTTCTACGGATAGGATTCAATTATGTTAAGATTCTTGTTAGAATCTGCCAGCTTATTTCTAAGTGACTCTTAACGTTAGCCGTTAAGTTCGGACTTTATCTTCATCCCTTTTATTTCGGGAGTCTCACATTAAGTCTCTGAGGGTTCTTCCATGATTTTGTATTTCATTGATTCAACGATGTGTGGTCTGACAAGATTTGAATATTTGAGTGAATTTTCTTTGTTAAACCAGAGCATATTATACATTTTATTTTTGTATTTATAATCTCTGATTACGCACTCTATTCCAAACTTGTTTCTAAGAGCATTTTGAAGTTTTTCATGTTCTTCAAAACTAAATCCCATTGAACTCATTCTTATGTTTACTTTCTCATTAAGATTTCCATCATCCATCAACCAAATTGCCAATCCCAGAGGTGTTAAAAGTTCTTCTATATTTTCTGGAATGTGTTTTTTTCTTGATGAATCGTAGAACATGTCAGCATATTGATTTAATTCTTTGTGGCAGATACTCTTTGTTTGATACATTGTAGAGTTCCCACGTTTATCTATGCTTTTGTAAAAGTTGTTTGTAAAAGGTTTTAGAAAATCAAACTTCCATAAAAAGTAATCTTTTTGTTTTTCGCAATGTGCAAAACTCAATCTGAAATTACTTTTTTTACCGCCTCTTGCTAAACAACCGTCACCTAACAATGTTCCTATTATAAAATCTTTATGTCTTTGTTCCAATGGTATTTCTCTTAAGTGAAAATATTTTCTCTCGTTGTCTCTCATGGTAGTCTTCCCTGCTGATTTTCCGTTATCATCTTTATTCTGTTACTTTAACTAGGTTTTCCTGAGTGTTAAAGTGATAAAGCTTTCGGAGTTTCCAGCAAATAGTGAGATTTTACATGACCTAATCTTTAAGCCATGGCCTGAGCTAGAGCAATCTTACCACGTTCTGTTTGGAGAGCCTTCATTAGAAGGGCCTCTCTTTGCTCGTCTGAGAATGATGGTTCAGTTGCTGGTGAATTTGATTCGACTCCAGTTGAAAGGGCTTGAGCGTAGCTAATTAGCTTCTCGATGGCTTCTTTCTTGCTGGAGGCGTTCATTGTTCCACCATTGTTAAATAATGATGATGACATTGTATGACCTCCGTTACACTCACTCGTCACATAAGGACTGAGCGATGTAATCTAATTTGTTCAGGATAAAAACTTATCTCTGTTGATTGATTTTTTTAGCGTAATTCAACCTAATTACGAAAGGATTAGAACTAATTACCTTGGCTTTCTTCTTCTCTATCAGAAGTCTAGCCTTAGCGGGAGAAACAGGAGAAAGAGGTTCCATGTTTCCATTAAAGACGGGTACTACTTGAAAAAAATTAGGCATATCTCAGCCAACCTCATTTATAGAAAATGGTTTAATTTATTAAACTGGTCCAAGCTTATAGAAATGCAAGAATGGATTTGCTGCTGATGGAGACTTGGTTACACGGGCGACTGAATTGCCTGTGCCAGCCGAGTTTGTTAGCTTGCCGAGCGCTGAGCAATAGAGCAAGTCGTTTACATTGTAGGTGATTGTAGACGTTGAGTTTGCTGCTAATGTCTCATAGATGTCGGTAGCGTATTCGCCGGGCTGCAACCATAGGGTACACTTGCCAGAACCTAGCGTGGTGTCGTCTCCTGCCTTACCGGGAATTACGTAAGAATAGTTGACGGCTGCCGTACCACTGATTCCAGTAATCGTTCCGTTTGTTGCGCTGGAAAGCGTGGCTGCGTTGGTTTGTGGTGTTGTGGTTCCCAATCCAGTAGAAACAGCGAAAGTTGTAGCAACTAGGTTAGCATGTGCAAGCGTTGTCTGACCGCTTACGACTGCCTCGCCAATTACTGCTGCTATGAACTGAGTGGTCTTGTTTTCGTCGATAATTCCGACTAAACCAGTAACGCCAGAGAAGCCAAGGACTACCATTGGAAGACCCGTTGGGGAACCAGTGGTTGTACCAGAGACTACTCCAAGCATTCCTGCCTCAGCAACTAGGTTAGGGTCAACTAAAAAGTCGCCCTGCGGAGCTGCTGTGTTTTCGTAGAGAAGTTTAAAAGCCATGTTATTTTCCTCCTTTCTCTAAAAGTATCCTTAACCAGTAAGGATTTTTTTCTAGCCCATATGTTTAGTATGGGCTAGAAAACTGTTATCAAGACCAGTTGAATTTTTCCAATGTTGAAGCTAGGTCATTTGATTCCGATGACTCGCGCTCTTCCATTTGCCCAACTTTGAGAGCCTTGACTGAAGCTGTTCTTATTCCTAGGTCTTCTGCTGCAACGACTCTTCTGCCGAGACTCTTTTCCACTGCGGACTTATAAGAGTTGAAGAAAGCGTCTCCACCACTCATTATTTCATCTACCATTTCCATCTTAGACTTGATGTCGCTTCCAACCATGCCCTTTTGCACTGCTTGTTCAACTAATTCGCTAGCTCTGATAAGTTTAGCCTTTGCAACTTCAACTGCTGATTTCACTTGCTTATCAATAAGAGATTTAGCTGTTTTGCCTAAATTGCTAGGAACTGAAGCTGATACCAAAGCCTGACCATAAGCCTTGCCTTCTGGTCCCATTTGTGAGAAGTAATCTACCCAATAGCCCTTTGCGTCTGCGTCTGCTGCTGTTGACGAATCTGATGCAGTTGTCGTCTTGTTCTTTGAGCTTGCCGACAAGATTCCTTTAGGCATCTTCGTAGCAACTTCTAAATCAGCCTTTTGAGCTTCTTCGATTGTTTCAAATCTCTCACCGTTATTCTTTGGCTTTCCACCAGCGGTTAGGTCTTTTACGTCCGTTCCGCCGTTTGGATGTGCGCTCTTAACTTCGTCTGCGCCATCTTTTGTTCCGCCATCAGGAATAACATTATATTTCTGTTCTTCTTTCATCGCTGCCAAAGACTCTCTTCTAGCCTTTCTTGCTGCAACGAATCCATTAACTTTTGCGCTGGAGATTACGGAAATTTCTGCTTCTGGCATTTCTGCTTCTGGCATTTCTGCTTCTGCAACTTCTCCGCCTTCTAAAAATGCCTTAGCTTCTTCAATCGCTTCCTCAACGATTGCTGGAACTTCGCCTTCTTCAGATACTTCAGATACTTCAGATACGTCAGACATCATATCGGCTTCAGGAATTAATTCTTGTCCTTCTTCCATCTGCTCGTCTGCATTTTCAAATGTTGTAACTGCGTCGGCTAGAGCGGCTTCGGCAAGCTTGATAACTGTGATTCTCTTTGCTACTGACAATTTAGAAGCGAGCTTGGTCTTGATTGCTTTGAGTTCAGAAGCCGTTGCCTCTAATGCTTCTTCTGCTTCCTGTAGGCCTTCAAACACTTGAACGGCTTCTGGTCCGGGAGCAATCTTCTCAACAATCTGTGTTTCTAACGACTCAATTTCTTCTTTCTTTTCTTCTGCGATATCAACAGCAACGCCTAGTTCGTTTGAAGTAATTTCTGATTCG